TTTACCTAAAAATACTCTAACTTCTGCTAAAGTTATACCATTTCCTGATTTACAACTTAAAAAAGATGTTTAAATCATATTTTAAATAGAGCGAGGACTTATGACCTCGCTTAAATTATATAGAATAGGGGGAAATATGAAATGGGAATATTAGAAGGTGCAACTAAAATAAGAGAGATAGCCAAAAAGATTGCTATAGAAAAAGGAATAACAGAGCAAGAGGCATGGAATGATGCTATTAAAGAGTACAAGGAAAAATATGAATTTAATTAAGACCAATGTATGGTCTTTTTTTTATTACTATGAACAGACTAGGTAGGGCGTAAGGACGCTGTTAGTTCAATTCTAACTATGTTCAAAATCTATTGATACACTATATTAAGTATTTGAATTGAGATTAAAATCTCATACAATTTTGTATCTTAATTCAGAAGTCTAAAAATCGGGTGGGGCTTGGTAACCTCACTCACCATGCAAGGACTGGTTTTTAATCTAGGTTCGATTCCTAGAACTTGCCTTAATAAAAATAAAATATTAATATTATAGCGAAAATTCAAATAATATTCAAATATAATTCATATATTTAACATATGGAAATTGTAAAATTATGTATAATGAAAGGGGAGGATTTGAATGAGTATAGAAATAAAAAGTGATGTTTTAAGTACTGTAAGGGCACTAGAATTTTTTGATAATTATAAAATTGGTTTTGGTACAGTTGTAGAAGCTAAAATGGAGAGTAAGCCTGAAAAAGCTGAATACAAATTGACTCTAATTAATAATAGGGGAGAGAATATGATAATAAAAAATTGTTGTTCAGCTGGTTATAATGGAGAGGGATGTAGAGGAACACTTAAAATATTAACTGATTGTGGATTTGATGTTACAACTGATTTTATTAGAAAAAATGTGGAATTTGACTTAAAAAAATAACAATATAGTAGATAAATATTAATTATAGATTAATATAATAAAAAAGGTCGTCTTTCTAGATGGTCTTTTTTTTATACAATGAATTAAAAATGAAACATATTTGTGCATGATGGAGAGGAATGAGGTAAAAGTATTATTTAGAATTATTTTGTAACTGTTGAATGATTTTTGAAGGATATTGATCTTTAAAGTTGAATTTTATACTTTGGAGGGGATAACATAATGAAAAATTTTATAAAAGAAGTGAAACTTTTTATATTAAGTAACAAGATTCTTACTCTAGCTTTTTGCATAGCAACAGTAATATTCATATCATATGAAGTTACTAAGGATTTGCCTGAAATAATTCCTTATGGAGATTTTATATTTAATTTGTTTAGTCAACTAAGTTTGGCTTTTATGGGATGTTTTGTTTTCTACATAATGCAGGTTTATATACCAGAAAGAAAGAGAAAAAAAGTAACCAATAATATTTTAGCAAATAAAATTGAATATATATTAATAAGAATGATAGAGCCTGCACAATGCATAACTAATTCTATTTTAAAAAAGAATCTTGATATAAATAATATGGATAAAACTAAATTTGCATCTTTGTACAAAAAAGATTATTTAGATAAAGGTACTAAAACGATATTTAGAGGTGGAAAAGAATATACACATAAAGATTATATAAAAGAAAATATATGCGAAATAAATAATTGTATTTTTGAGATATATATGACTATTGGTTATAATTTGGATATAGATATACTTGATATATTAAGTAAAATAAGAGACTCAAAATATAATAAAATCTTTATAAGAGAATCTGCGTTAGAACCTGGTGTATATGATTTTAAAAAGATAAATGAAACTCCAGTAACAGTAACTATGAAAGAAGAAAGCTTCGATAAAGAAAAAAACAGAAATGAAATAATAAAGGAATACTATGAATTATATTTAAGTCTAAGAAAGTATAAAAGAACTTTATAATAGAGTTCTTTTTTTATTCCCAAAACGACAAACAAACGAGGTGGTGGTATGAATGAAAAGGCAGATTTAGCCCATAAAGATTACTTAAAAGGGCTTAAGTACAAGGAAATAGCTGAAAAGCATAATGTAAGTTTATCGACTGTAAAATCATGGGCAACTAGATACTGGAAACAAAAAGGTTGCAACCAATCAAAAAAAGTTGCAACCAAAAAGAGAGGTGCACCCATAGGTAATAAAAATGCTACTGGTCCACCAGGTAATAAAAATGCTGAAAAGTTTGGTTTCTTCTCAAAGTATCTACCCGAAGAAACTAGGGAATTGATACAAGAAATATCCATAAAAGATAAATTTGATATTCTTTGGGAGCAGATAACAATCCAATACGCAGCAATAATAAGAGCACAAAAGATAATGTATGTTAAAGGCAAGGAAGAAATGGTTAAAGAATTAAAGAAATATGAAAGTACAGAAAATGGTGAGAAGATAGAGTATGAATTTCAATTTGCATGGGATAGGCAAGCATCTTTTCTTAATGCACAGAGTAGAGCTATGAGTGAACTTAGAAGTTTAATTAAACAGTATGATGAAATGATTCATAAGGATTGGAATTTGGCTACAGAGGAGCAGAAAACAAGAGTTGAGAAGTTGAAATGTGAAGTTGATAACCTAAGTAAAGATGACATTGGAGATGATGAGTTGAAAATAAGTGTAGATTATGGTGATAGAAATGATAGTTAGAGTAAATTTTAATCCAGATTTCAAGGAAGCCAATTTTACTAAAAAAAGATACAGAGCAATGAAAGGTTCAGCAGGGAGTGGAAAATCTGTTTATGTAGCACAAGACTATATACTAAAGTTAGGAGATAAGAAGTATCAAGGAGCTAATCTATTAGTAGTTAGAAAGTCAGAAGCTACACATAAGTATTCAACGTATGCAGAGCTTACAGGAGCTATAAATCGTATTTATGGTAAACAAGCTGATAAGTATTGGAAAACTACTTTAAATCCTTTAGAAATTAAGAGTAAAGTTACTGGTAACTCTATAATTTTCAGAGGAGTTAATGATGCAAAACAAAGAGAAAAATTAAAATCAATTAACTTCTCGAAAGGAAAATTAACATGGGTTTGGTGTGAAGAAGCTACAGAACTTATGGAAAGTGACATAGACATACTAGATGACCGTTTAAGAGGTATTTTAACTAATCCTAACCTATACTATCAAATGACATTTACATTTAATCCAGTTTCAGCTACTCATTGGATAAAAAGAAAGTATTTTGACTATAAAAATGATGATATATTTACTCATCATAGTACTTATCTACAAAATAGATTCATAGATGAGGCTTACTACAGAAGAATGCAAATGAGAAAAGAGCAAGACCCAGAAGGGTACAAAGTCTATGGTCTTGGAGAATGGGGAGAAACTGGTGGAGCAATACTTAAAAATTATGTTATACATGAATTTCCTACAGAATTTGAATACTTTGATAATATGAGGTTATCACAAGACTTTGGATTTAACCATGCAAATGTAGTACTTAGAATTGGCTTTAAGGATGGAGAGTTATATATATGTAATGAAATATATGTACATGAGATGGATACCTCTGAAATCATAAAGATTGCAAACAGTAAAGGTTTAGAAAAGAATCTATTTATGTACTGTGATAGTGCTGAACCAGATAGAATTAAGATGTGGAAGAGTGCAGGATATAAAGCTAAAGGAGTTAAAAAAGGACCAGGAAGTGTTAAAGCTCAAATAGATTATTTGAAACAATTAAGAATACATGTACATCCTAGTTGCACTAATACCATAAAAGAAATACAACAATGGAAATGGAAACAAGATGAAAGAACTGGATTATATCTTGATGAACCAGTTGAGTTTATGGATGATGCAATGGCTGCGCTTAGATATTCTATAGATAATAAGCTTAAAAATAATGGAATAAGCTTCTTAAAGTAAAGGAGGTGTTAAATATTTATATAAGTGAAACAGATTTAATAAAAGTTCAGTTAAAAAAAGAGAGCACCTTTAACCTAGTAAAAGTCATAGAACACTACATCTTAAAACATAGGCCAGAAAAATATAAACAAGGAGAAGAATACTATTATGGTAATACTGATGTAAACAATAAGAGAAGATATTATCTCTTAGATGGAGCTAAGGTTGATGATTTTACTAAAGTTAATAATAAAGCAATTAACAACTACCATAAGCTTTTAGTTGACCAAAAGGTAGGCTATAGTGTCGGAAATCCCATAGTATTTAATGCAGATGATGATAATCTCACTAAGCTTTTAAATGACTTACTAGGAGAAGAGTTTGACGATACAATAACAGAACTATATCTCAATGCTAGTAATAAAGGGGTTGAATGGTTACATCCATATATTAATAGAAAAGGTGAGTTTAAATATGTAATAATTCCAGCTGAAGAAGCAATTCCTATTTGGGATAGTAAAAGACAGAGGGAATTAGTTGCATTTATTAGGTTTTATTATATTGAAGATATAGATGGAAATAAAATAAAAAGAGTTGAGTACTACACAGAAAATGATGTAACTTACTTTGTTGAAAGAGGTAATAGTTTTGTTCAAGAATTTTTATATGATGAATATGGAAAAATGACTGATATACAAGAAGGTCATTTTAGAATAAATAACAAAGAACAGGGATGGGGTAAAGTTCCATTTATATCTTTTAAAAATAATGAAAAGTGTGTCTCAGATTTAACTTTCTATAAATCATTAATAGATATATATGACAATAATATTTCTACACTAGCAGATAACTTAGATGAAATACAAGAGGTTATTTATGTATTAAAAGAATATCCAGGAACAAGTCTACAAGAGTTTATAGATAATATAAGATACTATAAATCAATTAAAGTAGATGGTGGAGGTGGAGTTGATAAACTAGAGATAAATATACCAGTTGAAGCTAAAAAGGAGCTTCTTGATAGATTAGAAAAGAATATAATTATCTTTGGTCAAGGAGTTAATCCAGAATCTCAAAACACAGGTGACAAATCGGGTGTAGCACTTAAATTTTTATATTCATTACTGGACCTTAAATGTTCTAAGACTGAAAAGAAGTTTAAAAAAGCAATTAGAGAGCTTTTATGGTTTGTGTGTGAGTATTTAAAGATAAGTGGTAGTAAGAGCTATGATTATAAAACAGTTCAAATTACTTTTAATCACTCTATGATAATAAATGAAGCTGAAAAGATAGATATGGCAGCTAAATCAACTGGAATTGTATCAGATGAAACTATTGTTTCTAACCATCCTTGGGTCGAGGATGTAAATGACGAACTTGAGAGACTTAAAAAACAGGAAGATACTCAAAAAGAGTATGATGATTTAATTCCTAATAATCAAGATGGTGTTATAGATGAAACATAAAGATTATTGGAGGAAGAGATTTGAACAATTAGAAGAAGCTCAAAATAACAAAAGTGTAAAATATTATCTTGAATTAGAAAAGCAATATAAACTAGCTATGAATAGTATAGAAAAAGATATATTAGCATGGTACAACAGATTTGCCAAAAATGAAGGAATATCTTTATTAGAAGCTAAGAAACTACTAAATACAAGAGAACTAGAAGAGTTTAAATGGAGTGTCGAAGAATATATTAGACATGGTAAAGAAAATGCTATAAATCAAAAGTGGATGAAAGAGTTAGAAAATGCTAGTGCAAGAGTTCATATAACAAGACTTGAAGCTTTAAAGTTACAAATACAGCAACAAGTAGAAGTTTTATATGGAAATGAATTAGATAGTGTTGATAAACTAATGAGAGATATTTATACAAGTGGATACTATCATACAGCTTTTAATGTTCAACAAGGAGTAAACGTTGGTTGGAGTTTAATGAGTCTTGATACTAATAGAATAAATAAAGTTATCTCTAAACCATGGACTAGTGATGGATTAAATTTTAGTGAAAGGATTTGGGGCAAACATAGACCTGCTTTAATTAATGAGTTACACACTAAATTGACACAATCAATTATTAGAGGTGAGAATCCAAAAAATCTAGTCAATGACTTTGCTAAGAGCTTTAATGTATCTAAATCACAAGCTAAGAATTTAATAATGACTGAATCAGCTTTCTTTGCATCAGCAAGTAGAAAAGATTGTTTTAATGATTTAGATGTAGAGAAATATGAGATTATTGCTACATTAGATTTAAGAACTTCAAATATATGCAGAGAGTTAGATGGAAAAGTATTTGATATGAAAGATTATCAAGTTGGAATAACAGCTCCACCATTTCATTGTCGTTGTAGGACAACAACAGCTCCTTGGTTTGAGGATGAAGAAGGTTACAGAGCAGCAAAAGGAGAAGATGGAAAAACATATTATGTACCATCTAGTATGAAGTATAATGAGTGGTATGAGAAGTATGTTAAACATAATAGTATCTTAGAAATAAAAAATAGTGCTATAATAGATAGCATAAAAGAAGATATTAAAAATGGTAAATATAATTTAAATATTCATGATGGGAAACAAGGAAAACATTTAAAAGAGCATAATAATTATATAGAAGGAAGAAGCTATTTAACTATAACAAAAGAAGAAGCTCAAGAACTTGTGAATAAGCATGCTGGCAATGGAATCATAAAATTTAATCGAAGTGGAGAATGGGATAAAAAAGAACTTATAGAAGTTGATAAGAATATAGGGGTCAATGTTAATAATATTACGGGTGAAAAAACTCTTACAAATAAGTTTAAGATACATTATTCCAAAACTGGAACACATATAGTACCAGCTTTATAAGGAGGAAAAATAAAATGAAATTATGGGAATATGTAGGGAAAAATGTTCAAATAACTTGTGTAGATAAGCAAATAATAAGAGGAAAGTGTGATGGATATACACAAGCTTTAGATAATGAACCAGAAATAGCAAGTATATCAATAGCTAGGGATGGTTATGGAATTGAAGTTTATGAAAATGAAATAGAATCTATCGAAAATATAAATAAGGAATGACTAAGCATGTACTTAAAAATAAGTAGATGCTTTTATTTTGTAAAAAATGAAAGGAGAAATTTAAAATGGATTGGTTAAAAGAATTGCTAGAAGGAATAAAAATAGAGGATAACAAGATTGATGTAGCTTCTTTACAAAAGTCTATAGAAAAGAAAATAAAAGAGACTACAATTACTCAAGAAGATTATACAAATCTTGAAACACAGCTTAATACAGCTAATGAAACTATTAAAAAGTTTGAAGGAGGTATGACAAAAGAAGATGTAGAGAATCTAAAAACAACTTATGAAACTGATAAGAAAACTTTGGAAGAAACCTACAAAAAAGAAATTGAAGAAAAAGACTTTAATTACTGGTTAGGTGATGCTTTTAAGTCTGTTAAATGTAGGGATGAAATAGCATTAAAAGCTCATTTAGACATGGAAGCACTAAGAAATAGTAAAGATAGACAAAAAGCTTTTGAAGAGCAAATAAACCCTTTGAAACAGGATAAAGATTATTTGTTTAATGCAACACTAGAAGGTGAAGAACCTAAAATAAATACTATAACACCAGGGCAAGAGCCTAAGATAAATGATTTTGGTTTTAATTTTACTGGGGTAAGACCTCATGAAAATAATAATAAATAGGAGGAAATAAAATGGCAGCACTAAATTATGCAAAAGAATATTCAAATGTTTTAGCACAAGCATATCCTTATACTTTAAACTTCGGGGATTTGTATGCAACACCAAATAATGGAAGATATAGATGGACTGGTTCTAAAACAATAGAAATACCAACTATATCTACAACTGGAAGAGTAGATTCAAACAGAGATACAATAGCAGTAGCTCAAAGAAACTATGATAATGCTTGGGAACCTAAGGTATTAACTAATCAAAGGAAATGGTCAACATTGGTTCATCCAGCAGATATAAACCAAACTAATTATGTGGCTTCAATAGGCAATATAACAAAAGTATATAATGAGGAACAAAAGTTTCCAGAGATGGATGCTTACTGTATATCTAAAATATATGCTGATTGGACCGCATTAGGTAACACAGCAGATACAACTGTTCTTACAACAACAAACGTATTAGAAGTATTTGATAAGTTAATGGAAAAAATGACAGAAGCTAGAGTACCTGAAAATGGAAGAATATTGTATGTTACTCCAGTAGTAAATACACTTATCAAAAATGCAAAAGAGATACAAAGAACAGTAAACATAAAAGATGGTGGAACTTCTTTAAATAGACAAACCACAGATATTGACACAGTTAAAATAATTAAAGTACCATCTAATCTAATGAAAACTGCATATGATTTTACAACTGGATGGAAAGTAGGAGCAGGAGCTAAACAAATCTTTATGTCCTTAGTTCACCCAAGTGCAATAATTACACCTGTTTCTTATCAGTTCTCTAAGTTAGACGAACCAACAGCAGTTACAGAGGGAAAATACTTCTACTTTGAAGAAAGTTTTGAGGATGTATTTATATTAAATAAAAAAGCTGATGCAATACAATTTGTTGTTGAAGGAGCTGGAGCATAATGGCACAAGTAAGGAAATTAAATAGAATATTAACCATAGAAGAGTGTAAAATAGATGATTTCTTAGAGATGGGATATGATTTGATAGATGAAACTGGTAAGGTAGTAAGGTATGGCAAGTCATTAAATGTAAAAGATTTAATAGCTGAAAATAATATTTTAAGGTCAAAAGTTGAGTCTTTAGAAGAAGAAAATAAGCAGCTTAAAGAGAAAAATAAACTTACTAAAAAGTAGGTGAAAATTATGGGAAATAATATAATTGATGATATAGAAAAAAGACTTGAAAGTTTTGGATATATATTAAAAGATGGGGATAAGTGGTTAATAGATTTTGTAAGAGAAAAAATAGAAAATATTATTAAACTAGATTGTAATATAAAAACTATGCCAATTGAATTGAAAGAAATTGAAGCTGATATGATAGTTGGAGAGTTCTTATTTACCAAGAAAAATATGGGGCAATTAGATATAGAAAGCATTAACTTTGAAGCTGTAGAAAAGTCTATATCAGAAGGTGATACAAAGGTAGATTTCGCTATAGGAAGTGGCTCTCAAACACCAGAACAACGCTTTGATAGCTTAATAGCTTATCTTACTGCTTATGGTAAGAATAAGATATTAACCTTTAGGTGCTTAAGATGGTAAGTAAAACTAGAAAAGCAATAGAAATGTTATATAGATATAAATGTACTATAGTTGAGTATCAGCCAATCAAAGACCCTGTAACAAAACGAACTAACAATAAAGAAGTGATTGTATTAGAAAATCAACCATGCAAGCTTTCATATAAAAATATAGTTTCTGCTACAGAAGGAAAATTAGCTAAGCTAGAGCAAACTATTAAACTCTTTATATCTCCAGATATAGAAATTAAAGCAGGTTCAAAACTTATTATAAATGATAAAGAGTATGTAAGAAGTGGAGAATCAGCTATATATCCAAATCATCAAGAAATAATACTTGAGTTATTTAAGGATAAAGCATAATGGCTAGATGGGGCAGTGTTGATTTTAGAGAGTTTAAAAGAGTTTGTAAAAAGATGGAGAAGCTTACAAAGATTGATTTAGATAAGTTTTGCAAAGATGCAGCAAGAGAATTAGCAGCAAGACTCTTAGGAAAAGTAATTAGAAGGACACCAGTTGATACAGGATTCTTAAGACAAGGATGGAATGGAGTGGCTTATGCTAGGTCGCTTCCTGTGTATAAACAAGGAAATAATTATATTATAGAGGTTGTTAATCCGACTGAATATGCAAGTTATGTAAATTTCGGGCATAGAACTAAAGATGGAAAAGGTTGGGTTAAAGGACAACATTTCTTAACAATTTCAGAGATGGAACTACAAAGCCAAGTTGATAAGATTATAGAGAAAAAGTTATTAATATTACTTAAAGGAGTATTTGATGCTTAATAATATTATAGATGGAATATCAGTAAAGTTAGATAAATCATTTGGAGAAAAATATACAATTTATAGTGAGGATGTAGAGCAAGGTATTAATGAACCTTGTTTTTTTATTGTTCCTTTAAATCCAAGCAAGACACCATATCCAAGCGGGAGAGAATTAAAGAAAAATTCTTTTGATGTACATTATTTCCCTCGTTCAGAAGCTAAGAATTTTGAAATAAATGAGATAGCTGAGATGTTACTGGAAGAATTAGAGTATATAGAAATCAATGGAGATTTAGTTAGAGGCACAAATATGAATTTTGAAATTATAGACAATGTTCTTCACTTCTTTGTTGATTATAACTACTTCACTATAAAGAGTAATAATGCAGATAAAATGAATACAGTAGAGTTATTCGGTGGTTTGAAGAGAGGTGATAATTTTGAGTAAGACATTAAGCAAAGGAACCGATTACAAGTTTACTAAGGAGCAGATAGTTAATTCTAAGAAGTATGTAAATAGAAAAGACTTATTAAATACAATTTTAAAAGAAAATGAGTTATATTCCTTCTCAGAAGTAGAGGAAATAATAAATAATTTTATGAAAGGAGTGAGTTAGATGGCTTTAGGTGGAGGAACATTCGTAACGCAAAATAAAATACTTCCTGGTGCATATATAAATTTTATCTCAGCTAAGAGGGCAACTAGTTCATTATCTGATAGAGGTATTGTAGCAATGCCACTTGAACTTGATTGGGGTATTGATGAAGAAGTATTTCAAGTAACCAGTGATGATTTTGAGAAATATTCAACAAAGTTCTTTGGATATGATTACACTCATGAAAAATTGAAAGGTTTGAGAGATTTATTTAAAAATATAAGACTAGGATATTTCTATAAATTAAATAAAGGTGTTAAAGCTAGTTGCACTATTGCTACTGCTAAATATAGTGGAATAAGAGGTAATGATTTGAAGATAGTAGTTACAACAAACATTGATGATAACACTAAGTTTGATGTTGTAACACTTTTGGATAATAAGAAGGTAGATACTCAAATAGCAAAAGTTATTACAGATTTAGAAGATAATGATTATGTCATTTGGAAAAAGGATGCAACATTAGAAGCAAGTGCAGGACTTGTATTTACTGGTGGAACTAATGGAGAATCAGTTACAGGAGCAGAGTACCAAGCTTTCTTAGATAAAATAGAAAGTTATTCATTTAATGCACTAGGGTGTTTGGCTACAACAACAGAGATTAAAAGTTTGTTTGTAGAATTTACAAAGAGAATGAGAGATAAGGTAGGAGCAAAGTTTCAGACTGTATTATATAAGAAAAGTGATGCAGATTATGAAGGTGTAGTGTCTGTAGAAAATAAGATTAAAGATAAAGATTTAGTTGAATCTAGCTTAATTTACTGGGCTACTGGAGCAATAGCAGGATGTGATATAAATAAATCTAACACTAACAAGCGATATGATGGCGAGTTTGATGTTGATGTTAATTATACTCAAATACAACTTGAAGAAGCTTTAAAAACTGGTAAATTTATATTCCACAAGGTGGGAGATGAAGTTCATGTGTTAGAGGATATAAATACTTTTGTAAGTTTTACAGACGAGAAGAATGACGATTTTTCGTCTAATCAAAGTATTAGAGTACTTGACCAGATTGCTAATGATATAGCGACTTTATTTAATACAAAGTACTTGGGTGAAGTACCAAATGATAAATCTGGTCGTATCTCGTTTTGGAATGATGTAGTTAAGCATCATGAACAACTGCAAAATATGAGAGCAATAGAAGATTTCAAAGCTGATGATGTTTCTGTAGAACCTGGAAGCGACAAGAAGACTGTTGTAGTAAGTGATGCTGTAAAAGTTATTAGTGCTATGAGTAAGCTTTATATGACTGTTTCAGTTAGTTAACAATAAGAAAGGAGAATAATAATGGCACAACAAATAAAAGCAAGAGATACAATAAGTGCATCTAAGGCAGAGTGTTTTGTAACTATAAAAGGTAAAAGATATAATTTTATGCAAGCTATTAACTTAGAAGCTAAAATGGAAAAGAATAAGAGTGAGATACCTATATTAGGTAGTACTACAAAAGGAAATAAATCAACAGGAAGTAAATATTCAGGAAATGCAACATTTTATTATAATACCTCTATATTTAGAGAATTGTTGTATGAGTATAAAGAAACTGGTGAGGATATTTACTTCGATATACAAATTACCAATGAAGACCCAACAAGTTCAGTGGGTCGTCAAACTATAATACTGGAAGATTGCAATATGGACTCAGGCATAATTGCTAAATTTGATGCTGATGGGGAGTATTTAGATGAAGATATGGATTTTACTTTTGAGAATTGGAAATTAGTTGAGAAATTTAATATAGCAAATGGTATGGAGTAAAATACACATTTATGATTTATGTATGTGTATTTTTTATTTATAAGAATAGGAGATGATTAAAATTAAGGATAAATATGAGATAAAAGATTCAATTTCTTTTGATTATAGCAATAAAAGACCTTTGGAAGAACGTGTCAGCGAGATGTATAAAAAGGCAGGAAAATATCTTATAGATATTTCAGATAAGTTAGCAACAGATACAATTGATGGTTCGTCATTAAAGCCAATAATCATAAAATTTGAAATAAATGAAGCTGGTGTTGCAACAATAGAAAAACAAACAAAATATTTGGTGATGGAGGTAGAATAAGAATATGGGAGATTTAAACGCTTTTTTAAGTCAAAATGCAATAAAAGTAGAGAATAGAAAGTATGTGGCAAGTGAAAGGTTTATAGGAGAAGATGGAAAAGCAATCGAATGGGAACTTAAAGCAATAGATTCAGATAGGGACAGACAATTAAGAAAAGATTCAACTATAAGAGTACCTATATTAAATAAAAAAGGGAAAGCTACAGGACAATACACTAGTGAAACAGATTTTAATACTTACACTTTGAAATTATGTGTGGAAACTATAGTATTTCCGGATTTACATGATGCAGAATTACAAAATAGTTATGGTGTAATGGGTGCAGAGGAGTTATTAACAACAATGTTGACTCCTGGCGAATATACAGACCTTTCAAGTGAGGTAGGAGAGGTAAATGGTTTTGATAGAACTTTTGAAGATAAAGTAGAAGAAGCAAAAAACTAATTGAAGGAGGCGATTATGATGCTAGTGTAGCTCATTATTGCCTTCATAAATTCAAATGGAAACCACATGAATATACAGATTTACCAGACTACGAGAGGGCATTTGTTGCTGCTTCTATAGATATTAAAGTAGAAGAAGAAATAAAAGAAGAAAAGAAGACTGCTAAAGAAGCTAGAAGAAGTAGAAGAAGATAAAATATAGGTAAAATATGTAAGAATTATATGTTATAATAATTGTAGCAAGAAGATGTAATCTACAATCTATAGAGTGGAGTTCATACAAAAAAATTATCCTCCCAACATTGATAAGGGAGGTGAGTATGTATGGATAATTTTTTTAAAGGAGTACTAGAAAAGCTATCTGCAAGTTTAATAGTCAGTTTAGTTAGTAATCTATTTAAGAAAAATAAAAAACCACTCAAAGCTGCAACTAAGAGTGGTTGGGAGTTTGATTTTAAAATCAAATTCCGTAGATTTAAATAATTACTAATTGTTTAAATTATGAACTCCACTCTACTACCCATAGATTGTAGTTCTTCTTGCTTTTATTATATCACAATATTTTTTATAAACAATAAAAAGATGAAATTTTTTATACACAACGATGATAAATCTAACGGGATGAATAAATTTAATTGTAAAAGTTGTAAATAAGGAAGCACTTACTTTTTGGTAGGTGCTTTTGTTTTGCTCAAATTGGTCGGTTGAGTAAAATAATTAGAAAAAATTGGGATAAGTAATTGACTTTTGTTGCTACATAAACTATAATATATTTGTAGCAACAAAAGTGAGGTGAAATAGATGCCACAAAAAAAGATGGGTCGTCCAACAGAAAGTGTAAAAGATACTATGATTAGAGTAAGAGCTGATAAAGATACTATTGATAAGTTAGATGAATGTGTAAATTTATTAGATAGTAATCGTTCTGAAATAATAAGAAAAGGTATAGACAAAATATATGATGACCTAAAAAAATAACAAAAATAGAGTGTTCGCCCGACCAAGTTTGAACACTCTATTTCCCACAAAGAAGTTAGTACTTCTATATGAAATATTTTATCATATAGAGAAACTTCTTTCAAATTAAATTTAGGAGGAGTATGTATGATGAATAACTTACAAATATTTAAAAATGAAGATTTTGGAGAGATAAGAACTATAGATATAGATAATGAAATTTGGTTTGTTGGTAAGGATGTAGCAGAGACATTAGGTTATGCTAACCCTAGTAAAGCTGTTTCAAGTCATGTTGATGATGATGATAAAATATTTGAAATGATAGCACATTCCCAAAATGGGAACATGGTCAAAACTCAAACTGCATTAATAAATGAGAGTGGACTTTATTCTCTGATATTTGGAAGCAAGTTAGAGACAGCTAAAAATTTTAAGAATTGGGTTACAAAAGAAGTTTTACCAGCTATTCGACAAACAGGTGCATACATAACTAACAATGCTGACCCAGATAAGTTGAGAGAAAAAGCAAATGAAATAGAAAGTCTAGATACAGTTAACAAGACTATAGAAATATTAACACCTTTTCTTGATAATGCTGGAATAGATGAAAAAGCAAAGTTACTTACAGCAAAGACTATCTACAAAAAGGCAGGAATAGAGTTACCTCTTGAAATAGAAGAGAAAGAACATTTCTTTGACACTGTACAGATAGCAACTAAATTAAATATTTATTCTAAAACAAATAATCCTGCATTTATGGCAGTTTGTGAGATTATTAAGAAGTTAGATATTAAAGAAGAAGAAAAATTAATTGTCTTAGCAAATAAAAAAGGTTGGAATGGAACTACAACAAAGTATTCACAAAGTGTAATAGATAAAATAAGAAATTGGATAGAGGAAAATAATAGACCTACTAAGATTGCAGGTGAGAAGAAGAATTATCATGTGGTTTATAAAATTGAGTAAATTTATCAGTTGTATTAAATAATATATTTTAGTTTATTTTGGGGGGTTAATACAATGTGTGAGAATTTACTTGATATATGTGGTTCAAATGATATAGATAGATTCATGAAAACTGCTATTATGCTAGAACAATTAGAAGAAATAAATCCAAAGAAGTTTTATGAATTATTAAATATAATAGATGAACTTTATGAGAAACAACAAGAGAAAAATAATAATTAAATAATATATTAAATAAAAAACACTTACTTGAATAGTAGGTGTTTTTTTATTGAAAGGAGGTGATTATGATGTAAAAATTTTACTGATATAGTATAATAATCTTATAAAATTGCGTAGGGGGTAATATTATGGGATTATTCGGAAGTAAAGATAATTGTTGTATTTGTGGAGAAAAAGGAAAACAAAAAATAGCTGATGGATGGTTGTGTAAAGAGTGTTTTAAGAAATATGCAGTTGCCACCTTTACTCCAGGAAATACTTTATATCGTGGGTTACCAACTAAATTAGAGGTAGAGAAGGCTATTGAATCAAAAGATGATAAAGAAAAAGAGCTTAAAAATTTTAATCCTACAAAAAAAATATTAAAATTTATGGAATTTGATGATAATAATAAGAAATTTATTGTTTTAAATGGGTTTAATAGAGAAAAAGTGAATTTAAGTGTTTATAATTACAGTGATGTTATAGAATATGAACTTCTAGAAAATGGCGAAACTGTGACTAAAGGAGGGATAGGAAGAGCTTTAGCAGGGGGAGCTTTATTTGGAGGAGTAGGTGCTGTTGTTGGAGGCGTAACAGCTAAAAGAACAACAAAAGCTTTCATAGATAGTCTTAAGATAAAAATAACATTAAATAATTTAAGTAATCCTAATGTTTATGTAAATCTGATACAATTAAGAACTAAAAGTAATTCTTCAATTTACAAAATGGCATATTCTTCTGCACAAGAAATATTATCTGTTTTAGCAATAATTGTAAAGGATAATGAAGCTGTTAATATACAAAATAATTCTAATGATGCAATACAACAAGTAAAGGGATTAAAAGAATTGTTAGACTTAGGGGCAATAACAGAAGAAGAATTTAATACTAAGAAAAAAGAATTGCTAAATTTATAATATATAAGCACTTACTTAAAAATAAGTAAGTGCTTATATTATGTTAAAAAAGAAAGGAGGTTAAAAATGGCAACTATACAAACATCTATCCGAATTTTCGACGGAATGACACCTGCTTTTAGACACATGACTAATGCTATGAATATTGTATTAAGTTCATTCGAGCAATTACAAAGAACATCTAGCAATGCTATAGATGTTAATAGTATTAGAACAGCTAGAGAAGAACTAGCACGTGCAGAAGCTGGGTTTGATAGATTAGAACAACAAATAAGAGAAGCTGATGGGCAACAGCGAAGACTTAATGAGGATATAAATAAGGGTACAAGTTCTACAGATAGATTAGTTGGAAGTGCAAAGAAGCTAGCAGCAACCTACTTAGGTATAAGAACGTTAGGAGGTCTAGGAAATTTAAGCGACCAGATGACAAGTACTAACGCGAGACTTAGTATGATAAATGATGGTCAACAATCAGATAGTGGGCTTAATAAAATGATTTTCCAATCTGCTGAAAGGTCTCGTGCATCTTACTTAGATACTGCAAAAATAGTTTCACGAATAGGCATGAACGCAGGTAAGGCGTTTAGCAGTACAAAAGAAATTGTAGGTTTTGCAGAGCAACTAAATAAAAAGTTCGTAATTGCTGGAGCAAGTACTGAAGAAATGAACTCAGCATTGTTACAACTAACCCAAGGGTTGGGTTCTGGTGTATTAAGAGGTGAGGAACTAAATGCTGTATTTGAGTCAGCACCTAACATCATCAAAAGTATTGCGGATTATCTCGATGTCGACATAGGAAAAATTCGAGGTATGGCAAGTGAAGGAATGTTGACTGCTGATATTGTGAAAAATTCCTTGCTTGCTGCATCAGCTGAAACAAATAAGCAATTTGAACAGATGCCTTATACACTTGGTCAAATTTTCACTAGTGTAAAGAATAATGCAGTAATGATTTTTGGAGCTATACAAAAAAAGATTGAGGATACAGTATCAAGTGGAGGGTTCCGAACCTTTATTGTAAATGTAACTGATTCTTTGTATGTCTTGGGAGCTGTTGGATATAGCGTTTTTAATGGATTTATTGATTTATTGAGCAGTCCAGTTTTTCAGAATTTTTTTAATGTGATGATTGTTGGAACTAGTTTAATTACGCAAGGATTGGGGTGGATAATAACACAAGCACTAAGTGTTGCTAATGTATTTGCACAGAATTGGTCAATTATTGCTCCAATTATATATGGAGTTACAATAGCGATTGGTATATATACAATAGCAGCTATAGCACTTGCTGTAGCAAATAAAGTAGCATCTTTATCAGCTGGTTGGTTTAATTTTCAAATGACTCAAACAGTAATTATGCACGAGTTAGCTACAGGAGCTACATGGATGCAAGTAGCAGCACAATATGGTTTAAATGCAGCATTGTATGCTTGTCCGCTTACATGGATAGTGCTTGGATTTATAGCAGTAATAGCTGTGATTTTTATGGTAATAGCAGCGATAAATCATTTTGCAGGGACTTCTTTGACTGTACTAGGGATAATAGTAGGTGCAGTATTTGCAGCAGTAGCAGCAATACAAAACGTAATGATTGGACTTCTAAATGGATGTATAACTGTAAATGAAGCAATTGCTAATGGTTGGAATCAGTGTGTATATTTTATGAAACAAGCTATTGCAAAAGGTGTAATCTTTATAATCGAAAAAATGGCATCATTAAATGACTCTGTAAATAGTGCGGGTAATGCACTTGGGAAAGCTTTCATAGACGGGGTGAACATAGCAATAAGAGGTGTAAACAAATTAATTGACCTAATAAATAAAATACCAGGGATAAATATTGGTAAAGTAGGAGAGGCAACGTTTACGCCAGTTAAGGCAGATAATAGTTACATCAAACAACAGATTGATAGCTTAAACAGATGGGTAGGAGACGCACCAGAGAAAGTAAAATTGGAGCGAATGGGATACAAAGATATTGGAGCAGCATTTCAAAAAGGAAATGCACTTGGAACTAAATGGCAAAATGCTATAACTGATAAATTTAAAGATACTTTTGACATTAGCAAGATAGCCGAAAAAGCAAAAAAAGATTTAGGTCTAGATGACCTTTGGGATAAAAAATACGGACTTGGTGATGGATTGGGTTCAGCTGGATTAAATTCACCTTTGAGTGACGCAGCAAAAGGAGCAAAGGACACAGCAGGCAATACTGCAAAAATGGCAAAGACTATGGATAAAAGTCAAGAGGACTTAAAATATCTTAGAGACATTGCAGAGCAAGAAACAATAAACCGATTCACAGGGGTAAATATAAAAATTGACATGAACAACACTAATAACATAAGTAAAGATGCAGATGTGGATGGTATAGTTAATGTACTAACAGAAAAACTGAATGATGCTATGGTTGTATCTGCTGAGGGAATAGTTTAGAGAGGAGGTGTAATCGTGGCTTATGATTTTTATTTAGATGGAGTACAATTACCAATACCTCCACCAAAGTTAGAGATTAAAGTTACAAATAAAAATAAGACAGTTGATTTGATAAATACTGGAGAAGTAAACATATTAAAAAAAGAAGGGCTATCTGAAATAAGTTTTGAAGCAGAGTTTACACATAATAAATTACCTTTTTATCGTGGAACTTTTAGGGATGTTCAATTCTTTTTAAGTAAGCTAGAATTACTAAAAACTGATTGTAAGCCATTTCAATTTATTGTATCGAGGGAATTAGGTAATAAAGTACTATTTAACACTAATATAAAAGTATCTCTTGAAGAGTATGCTATTTCAGAAGATGCAGATAATGGCTCAGATACAAAAGTTGCAATAAAATTAAAGCAATATAGAGATTACTCAACTAAAAAGTTAGTTATTGCCCCTCCTAAAAATGAGACTGGTAGACCTAATGTAAAGATAGAGCCAAAACGAGTTGATTCAGTCAATGCCACAAACACTAAAACATATACAGTAAAAGCAGGGGATAGCCTTTGGTCAATTTGTCAGAAACAACTTGGTAATGGTTCATTATATAAGAAAGTATACGAATTAAATAAATCTATGATGGATAAGGCAAATAAGGGGAAGAATTTAAGTAAATACACCATTTATAAAGGGCAGGTGTTAAAACTTGGTTGATGAATTAGTGTTAGCAAATGATAGAGATGTAAGATTAGTAATAGCTCATTGGGAAGATTTCTACGAACCTGCTGTGATTGATGGTATCACATGGGAGATAGAAAGACGAGGAACACCATCTAAACTTGAATTTACAATAGTCATGGATGATATATTAGAGTTTTGTGAAGGTAACTCTGTAAGACTATATTACAAAGGTGTAGGTATATTCTATGGATATATATTTCAGAAGAAAAGAGATAAAGAAAATCACATTAAAATTGTTGCTTACGACCAGTTAAGATATTTTAAGAACAAAGATACTTATGTGTATAGCAATAAAACAGCAAGTGAACTTGTAAAAATGTTGGCTAAAGATTTTAATTTAAAATACAATGTCATAGAAGATACTAAGTATAAACTATCGAGAGTCGAAGAAAATAAAACACTCTTTGATATGATACTAACAGCACTAGATGATACTCTAAGAGAGAAAAAGGAAATGTATGTACTCTATGATGATTTTGGAAGATTAACATTAAAGAATGTTGCTTCTATGAAACTTGATACTGTCATGAACAATGATGTCATAGAGGACTTTGATTATAATTCAAGTATAGATAGTGATACTTATACAAAGATCAAACTTGTAAGAGACAACGAGGAAACAGGAAAAAGAGATGTGTATATTGCTCAAGACTCTACACATATGAGGAGTTGGGGAATACTTCAAATGTTTGAGACAGTTGATAAAAATATGAATGAAGCAGAGATAAAACAAAAGTGTGATATACTTCTAAAACTATATAATAAGAAAACTAAGTCATTAAGTTTAAAAAATGCACTTGGAGATATTAGAGTGAGAGCAGGTTGTTTAGTACCTGTTTTTTTAAATCTAGGCGATATTGAATTGCAAAATTATATGTTAGTTGAGAAAGTAAAACATACATTTGAAAATAATTCACATTTCATGGATTTGACTCTTGTTGATGGAGATGAATTTGCTTCTTATTCTTCAAGCTCATATTCAAGTGGAAATACTAACAATAAGGATGAAAAGAAAAATGGTCCTGCACAAAGTACTACGAAAAAAAATACAGGTAAAAAAGTTCCTGCTATATTTACTGCATATTATCCAGGAAACAATGCAATGGAAGGTGGAAAAACAGATTGCAATGGAAAGCCACTTGATGTAAAATCAAGAACTGTTGCTGGTCCAATGAATCGAGAAGGAGTTAAGAAAACTTGGTATACTGATGATTTTCTAAAGAAACATCCAGTTTTTGAATATGGAGATAAAGTAAAAATTATACTTCCTGGTACTGCCTATGACAACAAAGTATATACAGTTAAAGATAATGGAGGAAGAATATATGTTGAAACAAACGGAACATATCATATAGATATACTATTAGCTAATGCTAGTGAATGTAAAAAATTTGGTAGAAAGAATGGCTATATAATTATAGGTGGAGATGAAGAACAAACATATCAAGTTGAAGGTAATAACCAAAGTAGTACAAATAATAACTCTAAAGAAGATAAATTAATTAGTATAGCAAAAAGTAAATTAGGTTGTAAATATGTGTATGGAGCTGAAGGTCCTAATACTTTTGATTGTTCTGGATTCACTCAATGGTGTTATAAACAAATAGGTATAAAAATTCCTAGGACTGTTGCAACGCAAAGTAAAGCAGGTAGTGCAGTAGATTTAAAAGATAGAAGCAAGTGGAAAGCAGGAGACTTATTATGTAGAATTGGTGGAGGAAGTAGTAATCATGTTGTAATGTACATTGGAAACAATCAAATAATTCATTCACCACAGACTGGTGATGTAGTAAAAATACAATCAGTTGATTCATATAGAAAAGGAAAAGCATATACACATGTGAGAAGATTTATATAAGTGAGGTGATAATATGAGCCAAGATTTATTGCAAATAATAAGAAAAGCTGCAATGGATGCAGTAGAAACAAGCAACCCAATGAGGGTTGTATTTGGAACAATAGAAAGTATTAGTCCTCTAAGAGTTAAGATAGAACAAAAACTATCTATTGGTGAAATTTTTCTAATACAAACAGATACATTTAAAAGATATACAGATAAAAAAATAGGAGATAAAGTAGTCTTAATTCGTATGCAAGGAGGGCAACAATACTTGATTTTAGATAGGATGTGATGAGGTGTTACCAAGCGATAATTTAGATTATGACATTGAAGATGTATCAATAATTAATTTTGATGTAAGGCAAGAACCAAGTAAGACCTTTAAATTGAATATAGAAAAATCTAAGATAGATGGTATTTGTGATGATGTTGAAGCATTAAAACAAACCATCTTTTTAATTTTAAATACTGAAAGGTATGAGCACCTTATTTATTCTAGAAATTATGGTGTTGAATTAAATGATTTAATTGGAGAACCTATTTCATATGTAATACCCGAACTTGAAAGAAGAATCACAGAAGCACTAATTCAAGATGATAGGATTGAAAATATAGATAATTTTGAGTTTCAAAATATAAAGGGTAAAGTACAATGTAGATTTTCAGTTCATACAAAATATGGAAATATAAAAGCAGAGAAGGTGGTGAGTGTATAATTGTTTGAGTTAATGACATTTGAAAATATAATTAAAAGAATGTTAGATAGTGTACCAGATACTTTTGATAAAAGGGAAGGTTCTATAATATATAATGCTCTTGCTCCTGTTGCTATAGAACTTACAGAAACATACATTGCTATGGATGAATTACTAGACCAAACATTCGTAGATACTGCTAGTTATTATTATTTAGAGAAGAGATGTAAAGAGAGAGGTATTACACCACTTGAAGCCACTAATACAATTGCAAAAGGAGTTTTTAACATAGATATTCCTATTGATTCTAGGTTTAATCTAGGAGAATATAACTATGTAGCAATTGAGAGAATATCTGAAGGTATATATAAGATGAAATGTGAGACTGCGGGACCTATTTTTGAGTTGGGACAACTAATACCTATCGAATATATAGACAAATTAGAAACAGCAGAACTGACAGAAATACTGATAAATGGAGAAGATGAAGAGAGTGAGGATAGTTTAAGACAAAGATATTATGATAGCCTAAATTCACAGAGCTTTGGTGGAAATATGCAAAATTATAAAGATGAAGTTAACAAAATACAAGATGTTGGAGGAGTTAAGGTTTATCCTGTGTGGGACGGTGGAGGAACTGTTAAGTTAGTAATAATTAACTCTAATTTCAAAGTACCATCAGAGGATTTAGTTAATTTAGTGCAAGAAGAAATTGACCCAATTGGACATCAAGGACAAGGCTTAGGATTAGCACCAATTGGACACCGAGTCACAGTTGAAGGAGTTACAAGTACAACTATAAATATATCAGCAGAGATAACATACAAAAATGGCTACACTTGGGAGAATATAAAATCAATTGCAGAAGAAGCAATAGACGACTATTTAAATGAACTTAACATGAGTTGGGAAGATGAAGAAAACTTAATAGTCCGTATATCTCAAATTGAAACTAGATTACTTAGTATTGATGGAGTATTAGACATTGCAAATACAATGATAAATGAGGTTAAATCTAATCTAACAATAAATAGTAACAGTATAGTAGTGAGAGGTGAGGTAGTTGGATAAAGAGATTAATCTAATAAATTACTTACCACAAATTCTACAAGATAAAGAAGAATATATAAAAGTATTTAATGTAGGAAATAAAGAAATAAAAATATTACATGATAAATTAAAGGACCTATCAAATGACCAGTTTTTAGAGGACCTAACTATAAGTGGTATAAAAAGATGGGAAAAGATAATGTCTATAACTCCTAAAAGTAATGAGAGTTTAGAAGATAGAAGGTTTAGGATTTTTAGTAAATATATAAGTAAATTACCTTACTCAGAGAGATTTTTAAGGAATTGGCTAGATAGTATAGTTGGAGAAGGTAATTATGAGTTAACTATAAATAATGCTACTTATAATATACATTTAGAAAGTGATGCTAGAAATCAAGATTGGTTTGAGGAAGTTCATTCTTTTGTAAGTGATATTAAGCCATGCAACATGACACTAGATTACACTAGAGTTTTAGTTAGCAAAGATAATAGTGTGTACTTTGGAGCAACCACTATTACAGGGCATGAGATTACAATTTACCCATGGTCACCTAGTGATATTGAAACACAAGGAGAGATTAATATACTTAGTGGCAATGGGTTTGGATATCAAGAGGTTACAATTTATTAGATAGGAGGTGGTAGTTTGGCTACAGATAAAAGTTACTACACGATATTAACAGATATAGGTAAGGCTAAGATAGCAAATGCAAGTATAGTAGGGGAAAAAGTTGACTTTGCTAGGATACAATTAGGTGATGGTGGAGGAAATGAGTATAATCCTACAGAGGAACAAACAGCATTAAAAAATGTAGTTTGGGAAGGTAAAGTAGGGAATGTCAAGACTGATGAAAGCATGACAAATTGCTTAATTTTAGAAAGTTTAATACCTGCTAGTGCTGGTGGGTTTGTAGTTAGAGAGATAGGTTATTTAGATACCGAAGGTAATTTACTAGCTATATCAAAGTATAGGTCAGCATATAAACCTAAAGTGGAAGATGGAGCAGTAATTGACATGAAGGTAAAAACTATCTTTGTTGTATCTAATGTAAATAACATAGAACTTAAAATTGACCCAACTATAATTTTTGCCACATTAAAAGATTTACAGGACCTAGACACTAAAATAGGTACTGTTAATACTAAAATAGATACAACTAAGGCAGAATTAACAAGCAACATAGAAACTACTAAAACAGAGCTAAACACTAGAATTGACACAGAAAATGAGAAACAAAATATTAAAATTGACCAATTAATCGCAGGTGGTTCAAATGTGGCATCTACTCAAACAATAACAATTGACGATTGGGTTGAGGATGCAGAAAGTGGATTCAAATCAACTGTAACACATAGTTTGTTAACACAGAGAATAGTTGTAAATATTATAGATGCTACTACAAAAGAAAATGTAGTTACAAACTTTAAAATTATAGATGATAATTCTATAGAAATTAGAAGTGAAACAAGGTCAGAATTAAACGTTTATGTGATAAATGGAAATGCAGAAACTCATTTTATTAATGCGACTGTGGATGATGGTAGAGTGTCTGAAATGACTACTTATTCATCTAAAAAAATACATGAAGAAATTAGTAAGGTAGCAGAACAATTAGCAGGAATTAATAGTAATATTATATCAACAGTAAATAATGACATATTACCTATATAGAAAGGAGAGTGAGGAAATGGCAGCATCAATGAATAGCTTTAATTTACCTGATATGAGAAAATATACTAAAAATATTGCGTTTGACCCATTTGCAGGGGGGAGGCAAAGTTTTGATTGGGGTGGTAATAACCATGGTTTGCAAGGTAGCTCTAAAGACACTTGTTTAAGTTGTACTTACAATGGTTCAACAATTAATTGGGGCTCAGGAAATGTTTGGGTTTTGGGAGGATATGGTCAATATACATTTACTTATAATTGTGAATCAATGCATGTGGATACACAACAAAAATTTCCATATACTTCTAATAGAATAATAACTATAAAAGGTAGACCAGTAATATCTGGTTTAGATACTTCACTTGGGAATAAAAGAAAAGGATTTAGTGTAGATTTTACTGTAAGTGATGATACTCCAGATGTTAATTTGACAGTGCGTGTTTATCTTGATGATAAATTAATACAAAACATTACTCCTGTTGTACAAAATTCAACTTTAACAGCAACAGTAACAGATAGTCAACTAAACTCTTTATCCATAGATGGAAATCACAAACTAAAAATACAATTAAATGATGGATATGATAATTTTGATAGAATTTTTACTTTTAAAAAAATAGAAAAGGGAATTAATATATCAACGTCATTAGTGACTGATAGTCAAGCTAAGTTTACTGTAACAAAAACATACAGTGAATTGACAAAAATAGAATGGTATTTAGATGAAGTATTAAAAGATACTTTTACTACAGACTTGTATTCAGAAAAAACTATTAACTATGAACTTACAGATAATGTAATACACACATTAAGAATAGTTGCTACAGATGCAGAAAATATAGTAGAGGAAAAAGTAATAAGTATAAGTAAGAATATAATGCCATTACAACCTAATGCTAGTTTAAGTGATATATCAACTAAGTTAACAGAGATTGGGCAAGGAGTTAGAAATGGTAAAACAAGTATTGTAAACACTTTAGCATTAAAGAACATAGAAGCAAGTTTAAATAATACGCTAGTAGAGTTATCAGAGAAAATAAAGCAGTCTTTTGATAGTGGAGACGCTAGTTTACAGGATTTAACAAACAAATTAACACAAGCTAATAATACTATAAGTCAATTAAATACAAAATATAAATATGCGTCAGGGAGTGCTGCAACAAAAATGAATGCAGCAGATACTGCTTATTTATATGATACTGGTGTGTACAACCCAGATTATCCACAAAAACCTATTGACTGGCTTAATATTAAAGGTCTTAATTTTATTCCAAATGTATTTTTTGCTGAATGTGAATGTAAACTTAATAGCCCGACTAAATTTCTTAAATATCTTGTTTTTGCTGTTTGTTCGTTACCATCAATTTCTAGTGATAAAGATTTTACAGTTACGGTTTTATTAGACAAAACATATGGAAATCAAAAATATACTGCTAATGGTCAAGTCTATATAAATAATAAGGGAAATATTTATATGAATAATGAAGGCATTTACATTCCTGCATACAATCCTTCTTTGTCTTATACTTTGTACAATTGGCATGCTATAAAATTTATATAAAAGAGGTGATAAAATGAATAGAGCAAATAGAATAATTTACGACCAAACTGGTAAAATATTATTCCAAACAGGAGAAGCAACAGGAGATATATTAGAGCATGATACAATAACAGAATTACATTATATTGATGTTGGATACGGAAATATAGACTATAGTAAACAGTATATAGAATCTATAAATCCAATAACAAAAGAACTTATTTTAAAAGATATTCCAATCTATTTAAGCGAAGAAGAAAAGAGAATACAAGAGTTAGAAAATCAATTACTAATTGCAGAAAATGAAAAGGTAGGAGGATTATTATAATGAATATAAATAATGTTGTAGTAAGAATATTAGCAGAGAGGATTTTAAGTAGAGGCTTAAATCCTTTAAAAAATCGAGAATTTGAATTAGATGATGTAACTAACACAGACTATAGGACAGCAGTTGAAAATTACATTATAGAACATAGTGGAGTAGTAGAAGGAATAGAACCAACAGCGTAGTAGGTTCTTTTTTTTATTGAAAGAAGGTGACTAAATGACTTTTAAAGAGTTAGTTAATAAAGTTAGAAATCTTGTATTAGAAGCAAAGAATGTAACTATAGAAGATACAGAGAATAACTTTACAAGTGATAATGTAGAAGATGCTTTAAAAGAATTAGCAATAAAGCAAAATTTATTAGATACAGAATTAAATGGTCAAAAGACAAGAGGAATATCAATAGCAAATACATTAACAGATATGTTTTTATAAGGAGAATTAATAATGGCAAAGTTAAATGAAAATAGTAGTTTGAAAGAAATAATGGATACTCTTGAAAATACTACAAAAGAAATAGAGGATAATAAAGTCATATATGATAATGCAATTACAATAGTTGATAAAAAAGCAAATTTTAATGACTCAACAAATGTTTTAAACATTCTTTATGATGATAGTTATATCTATGTATTAAAAGCATCAAAATTAGTAAAAACAGATTTAAATTTTAATGTTATTTTCTCAATAAGTTATTCTAATTTTGAATGTTTCTGTATTAGTGAAGATTATATTTATGCTTCTACAGCAGAAAACATATATCAAATTAATAAAACTACTGGAACTATTAATAAAACTATAGCTAATAATTTTGTTAATGATATGTGTTTTTATAATAATATTTTATATTGTTATAAGAGTAGTACAGCTACTATGATACTAATTAATGCTTCTTCAAATTTATTTAGTATAAACTTAACTAAAGATTGTGCTTCTCTTTCTATAAAAAGTTTTTCAACAAGTGGAAATATAAAAGTAAATAGTACAGGTATATATGTATTAGTACAAGATAGTTCTGACATAGCATCTATATATTTATTAAATCATAATTTAACTCAGAAAATTGCATCAGCAATTTTACGTGATAGTAATGCAGGACGTAAAATTATGTTGTTAAATAATGGAGTTTATGTATCGTGTAATAGGGGAGTTATGGGTTATCCAGGAGAAGGTTATTTTAATAAATATACTTCAAACTTAAGTTTACAAATAAAATTGTCTGACAGCAAATATGGAAACTTAGTGGGATTAGATAATAATAATAATTATATTTATGCAACAAAGGGTCTACGTGAATATGAACATGCAAAAATAGTAAAGTTTTCAAGCAATTTAAATGAACTAAACTCATATGAATTTGAGGGATATGGTTCTCCAAATGTAATTTATAAAAATTATAATATTTATGTGAATGGTAATATTGATGATAAAACTATAGCAAGGTTGGCATCAACAAAAAAATTCTATGTGAAAAGGGAGATGTTTTAATTGATTTTTTAGGTAATTTAAGTAATACAGATGATATAAATATAAAAAAAGTAAGGCTTGATAAACTACATGCCTTCTGATTTGTCTAGTAAGGAATTAGAACAAGGAATACTGGTAGATAATATTATGCAAGAAGAACTTAGAGAAGGATATTACTCCACTTTATATGTAAATGAATTAACAAAAGAAACATACTACAAATATAAATTAATAGCAAAAAGTGGGGAAGAACTTGAAAAAGAAATCTTAATTAATAAAGTAAATTCTACAGAGCAAACAATAGCAGATTTAACATTTCAATTAATGAGTAATGGGGTGATATAGTATGAATTGGTATAAGATAATAACAGATTTTTATAAGAATGGCAACTGGACTAAAGAGCAAGTTAAAACAGCAGTAGAAAAGAATAAGATAACAGCAAGTGAATATAAAGAAATAACAGGAGAGGACTATATAGTATAGTCTTTTTTAATTCAAAAATTAGGAGGTTTTCATGAATGAAGAACTTTTCGAAGCAGATTTAAAAAGACATGAAACAAGAATAAATAAACATGGAGAAGAAATAGACGAATTAAAAATAGCAAATATAGAGTCTAAAGCAGAGTTAAAAGCATTGTGTGAGAATCTAAATTCACTTACAAGTATGCTCAAATGGCTAATTGGTACAATGATTACAACACTTGTAGGATTCTTTATATTTGCAGTTCAGAAAGGAA